TGATCGCCTTTCGGAGCGGTCTTCGGGTCGTCTTGGCCAACGGCGGCAACGATGTTTGTGACTTCGAAGTCGCGGACCTTGAAATTTTTATTCCTATAGATCATGGCTGACTCCTTTTGGATGCCGTCACCCTAGCCGGCATCCCTTGCTAAATCGTTAACGGTCGCCGGCTCCGGCCGGGGTGGTTTACACCGGCTTAATGCCGCGTCGGGTATAGCCGGCGATCTGCCGGCGCAGCTTGACCATGGCCCGATCTGCCCGGCGGCGCTTGGCCTCCCATGCCTTCAATCGGGCTAGGAGCCTGTCCAGCCGCATACGGGGCCTATTCGCTGCCGGCGGCGTCGCCTTGGGCTGCCGGCGGGGGCCTAACGGATCGGCCGGCGTATAGCGGGGCGTCGCCGGGGCCTTGATCCGCCATGCCCGCTGCACCCGCCACGCCGGCTTCCGGAATTCAGCAGCCGGGACCGGCTTCATATCCGTGGACCCGTCCGCGATCATCCCGGCGTCCACGACAAGGTAATGGCCGGTGACATTGACTAGGAAGGTGCCGGCGTGCTGTACGTCCGCCGCGAAGCGGATCACGGTGGGTTCGGTCGTCTTGAAATCTTCAACCTTGCAGCCAAGCCGCTTAAGAACTTTTCGCACTTCGCCCGTATAGGTTCCTTTGATCGGAAGTTGCCGGCCGGCGGCATTTCGATAACCACGGCGAATTCGCCGGATCATGAATTCGGCCCGGCTAGTGGGAACGCCGGTCAAGATCGAAATGGCACGCGGTCCGCAATACGGCCGCTTCGAGTCCACGATTGGTTCGAAGATCATTGCGCGCTCCCCGTCAATTCGCGCGGGGCGAGCGCAAAGAACACGTCCCGCCGCACGCGGATACGCTTGGGTCGGGATGGAAGTCTAACGTAAACCCAATCCCTGCCGACTTCGGCCTCTACTCTGCGCAGGCCGCATTTGATTTTTGGGATTTCGTTTTCAAAGAAGATTTCAAATCGTTGAACTTGCATTGCGAACTCCATCGCTCGATTGACGATAGAGGCATTCTAGCATAATGACTTTTTGGATTTTCCGATTCGGATGCGAATCGATTCCAAAAACGTCCGTCGTTATTGAACATGAACCTAAGAATCTAAAAAGCTTGACACGATAAAACCTAAACCAATTTCGTGTCCAGCGGGCACATCGTTCCAAGAAGTGCCCGCCCTGCCGATGTTATAATTTGTGATCGGTGGGCTTTTCAGGCTCAACGGCTGCCGGCAATTTGTCGGCAGGGTTCCCATGATGGCGCAGCTTCGCTTCGAATTCAGACACGGCCGCTTTATATATCCTGTGCCGGCGTCCCCGATCCGTCACCTTTCGCGCGGTCAAGAAGTCGCGCATAGTTGTGACCATACCCACCATCAAGACTCCCATTTGCGTTTCCGGGGGAAGATGGGCAACAGCTTCGCGGACTTTCCGCAAAGTATTATTCATCGCCACGTTGGCGATCACGGCGGCAAACTGCGGATCGATTTTGGACGGATCGAATTCAGCCATGGGGGACTCCATTCATGGAACGTGGACGTTTGTGGGGCAAATTGCCGGTTTCGAATCCAGCTTCGCCGTTTCGTATATTCGTCGCCGTGGAATGCACGGCTTTGTCTGATACCTTGGAATAAGGGAATTTCTTTTTGACTTTGGCTATTACGGCGCTGTAAGGCATTCCGACCGATACCACTGGCCCTTGATAGCTCGCAACCCGGCCGGGACGAATTTTCTTTCCGTCCGGGGTTTCGTAATACATGATTTCCGATAGCGCCGCAATGATGGCGTCGCGAATCGGTTGTTTGGATTTTTCCTTTTTCTTGGGAGCGACCGGAGTCGCCGTACAAGGCGCGGGGTGCCCGGGTTTTTGGAGGGTGGCCGGAATTGGCCGCGTCCGTAAGATCGCGATATCGGCGACCATGTGGCACCGTTCCGCAGATCGGTGCCGCGTTGGCAGTCCGCGTTTCTTGGCCTCTTCATTATAAAGGGCCAAAAGTTGTTTCGTTCCTAAGCTGCTATAGGGAATCGTCGTCATCATTGGCGGCCATCGATTCATGGGTTGCGAGTTTCAAGAAATCCGCCGAAGTTGCGTCGCCGAAATTTTCAGATTGGGCCGCAAGTTCGGATTCAGTCATGCCTTGAGCGATCTTCGCGGCAAGTCGCCCGCGAACCAAATACAGACGCCGGTCCGCGCCCGATCCAACTTGCAAGAGGAAATAGCTCCGGCCGCCGGCTTTCGCCCGGGCGGTGTGCCATGCAATCTGTTTTGGACGGACCTTGAACCGAATTTTTGTTTCCGGACGGACGGGCCGCGTCGTGGTTTTTAGTTCAATCCAGAATTGCCCGCTGCCGCGCAAGTGGCCTTCCACATCGCCTTGACCTTGACCGGCGGAATTTTCGATTCGGTTCATATGCAGATTCGGGCCTAGCTCGCGCTCCGCTTTCTTTAGCCACTGCCACAAAGAAGATTCGCGGCTCATTTTCCGGCCCTCTTGCGACGCGCGACCCGATTGTTTGGTACGGTTTTATCTGTTTTGCGTATTTGATTACGCAGATAGTTGATCGTCGCCAAAGTCATTTCGGACTTGGGATGCTTTTTGCGGACCGCTGCCAAAATTTCTTCGTTAGTTAGGCCAGTTCGCAAACCGGCTTTAATCGTTTTCGTTGTCATAGTTCACTGTCCACTTTGCGGAGGGAAAAAGCAGGTAAGCGTCCCGATTGGCTGGCCACGGATTACTTGATCTAAGGCGAATAAGATCGCTTCGCCATTCGGTCCGCTTTCACCCCAATGAATTATATCGTCCGGGATTTTCTCATACCGGCCGGATTTCTCATTCAGATAAAACCATTCATCGCCGTGCGTGGTTGCATTGACTTTGAATTTTGTTTTGACCCGTTCGGATTCTTTGCAACAGAATTTGAAACCGAGTCTTTCTCGCGCCGATGGGGTTAGCTCCGCATTGTTGAACCAATCGCGCGTCGCCTGCGGAAGCTGCGCATATTCCGGTTTCCACCGGGCATTTGCGTGTTGCCATTCGAATGGGGCCACGGCGATGAAATAGGCCAACGTCCCGATTTCCGCCGCGAATAGCAACCACCATTTTATTTTCAGTTTCCACATGACTTCAACCCTCCGAATTCAGATCGATTGGAAAGCAATGGTAGCGGCTGGCGTGCCGGTCCCATTTCAACAATTTAACCGCGCCTCCGGTTTTGAAGCTCGCGACCATGGACGCGGCAGCAATGGCCACCGGGTCGCCAATGGCCAGCAAATAATCCCCGGGCTTAAAATCACCCATGACATTTTGAATGTGGATTACGGATTGTGCCAGCCGCTCCCGGAAGATATTGCCCGGCCCAAGAATGAAGACCAACTTGCCGAAGTCGCGAGCGGGCGAAAGATCGTACTTTGGAACGAAGCGGCGCAACGATTGGCTAAACGTGGCCGGTTGCTGGACGACAAAAACTCTATTAGTCATAGGCGAATCCCCGCTAAAAATTCTTTCATGCCGCGCCCGGCGATATCGTCGGCGATGTTGATTCGGTTGTCTGTGGTTTTGATGATGTAGGAATCTGGACCGGGCGCAACAAAGTCCAAGACTTTGATATTTCTTCCGCCGATCTGTGTTGCCCGTTCCATTGACTGCACTCGAAAGCGCGCTTTGAAGGTATGCGAATAATAGATGATCGTGGATGCCACCGACATATCCAGGCCCCGGCCACCGGCTTGGGTGTGTCCGATCAGCGGCTTGATATCCCTGTTTTCACGGAATGCGCGGAGGGAATCGGACTTCGCTTGACCGGACACGCGCCCATGATATTCGGCGACTTCGTATCCCTCAATTAGCAATCGCTTGCGAACCATATCCATGTCGGGTTGAAAAGCGCACCAAATGATAACCTTGCCGGGGGCTAGGTAAACTTCCCGGGCGAGCAAGTCGAGTCGCGGATTCTTTCCGGGGATTCGAATTAATTTTTTGTTTTCGTCGAAAACGAATCCACTGAAAACCTGTTGCAGCTTATTGAGCCGCGCGCATTTTTCGCCAACGGAAAGCTCTTGACCCTTGATCGTGAATAGAAAACTATTCAGCAACTCCCGGTAAATCCGAAGTTGCTCTTCGGTCGCTTTAATCTTCCGCACTTCCCGTTCCAAATCGGGCATATCGTGACAGTCTTCGCGCAAGACGACGGACGTATATTTCGCCATACGCTCGCGTAAATCGTCCAGGTTCTTAAACCCAATCAGCGCCGGGTACATTCGGCCACCGACGCCGTATTGCTCTTCGTAAACCGCATAATGTGCTTTGAAGTCTTCGTATCGTGCAAACCCAAGCGCCTCTTTTTCCAGAATTTCGAATTGGCTGAAAGCCGCCAAGGGCGAGCCGGTCACAATTGTTCCGGAAAGAAGTTCGCGATAGGCGCAGCGACGGGCGAGCGCACGGGCCATCTTGGTTCGTTTCGTGCCGGGCGTACCGAAGTCATCCGATTCGTCCACGACTAGAAAAACTTTTTTCCGGTGCCGAAGGAAAAAAGCCACGGCCTTACGCACGTCGTCCCGGGTCATGGATTCGGAGTTGACGGCCAGGACCATTAATTCGTCGGTGTGCCGCGCCTTTTTTAGTCGTTCATACCAAGCGTCCCGATCCGCGCGCCATTGCCGGCGAGCCGCAAGCGTCAATTTCTTTTCGGCTTTCTTGCTGTTGCTGGCCGAACGCCAGATTAATGGAACGTAGCGGACAGATCGCCATGCGTGTTTCGGTATTTCGACTTCCACCCAATTCGCGTGAACACCATTTGGGGCAAAGATCAAGATGCCGTCCACCTTGCCCCGAAGATGCAAATGGCTGGCCTTGTCAATGATCGCCTTGCTTTTGCCGGTTCGCATGTGCCATGCGAGCGCGCGAGCGGGCGCGTCGCAATTGTTTTCGAATTCGACAAACTGATGGTCGAAACACGGCTTGCGAAAATCGGCAGCTAAGACGGCGGCGAGACTCATGCTTGCAGCCTTTGCCATGCGAAGCCGTTGGCCATTTCCGCCGTCGTCCATTGGTTCGCGGCCAATGTTGCGGCCCACTCTCTGCGGTCCTTGCCATAGCTTGGGGATTCGATTTTTGAAATAGGCCCGCTGGCCATGCGGGACGCGGCGCAAACGCCCGTCACAAAGACCGGGTAGCCCATGCACAAGGCTTCCACGGCGGCATTCGAATGGTGCGTGACCAAAGCCCACGCATCGCGCAAAGCGTCACGCAACGGTACATCGCGTTCGCATCCGACCCGATGGCGGACTTTAATAGGCCGATCTGTATGCTGGCGTAGCTCTTCCATGATGTGGGCACACCATAGTTTTTCGTCAAATCCCTGCCGGGCGGAATAGACCGGATCGGGCGGACAAAGCAGGATATGCCGGCCGCCGGTTTTCCACGGCTCAATTCGAATGCCCATCTTGAGCAAGCGCGGATAGTCCGCCCATCCGTATCCGGAATGCTGAAAAGCGTTTTTCGTTATCCTGAAATATTTTCGGCGGTGAAAATAGGCGTGGTCACAATAGTACCATGCGCGGCCTTCGGAGCGCGCTTGTTTCATAAGCTGCCAAAGCGCCGGGTTACCAAAGAGCATGATTGGCCCGGGCCGCAAGACGCCATCCGTGATAAGCGCGCCCCCGCACCCCTTCGCGAATGCCGGACAAATCCGCCGTGCGCTGGTAGTTGTCGCTTGATAGATGTTTGGAATTTCCGACATAGCTATTTCCTGTAGCGTTTGTAACGTTTCGGTTCCGCGTCGATTGGACACCCGGCGAAAGCTGGCGGCAGTTCAATCATCATTTTGCGGAAATCGGTTTCAGCCCCGCAACCTTCGTCCACTTCGGAAATGATTTCGTCGTGAACCGATAGCAAAAGATCATAATCAAAATGATCGTCAATAGTGATCTTGGCCAATGCCATGATATCGCGCGCCGTCGCTTGCGTGATATTTTCCGTCAGCTTTCCGCCGTATGTACCCTGCCGCACCCACCGTTTCGTCTTTTGATCGCGCCCCATAAACCGCAGGCCGGGCCGGCTTTCGCCCCACGAAGTCTTTTGGAATTTAATTTCAGGGTCGCAATAGTTGAGGCAACGCCCGGACGGCAGTCGGCATTTCAGGAAGCGGCCCTTGACGAACCAAGTCACCTTGCCGCATTTGACCGGGCGATTGGTACGAACGGCCTTGATCGCGGCAGCCTCTTGATCCTTCCACATTTGCGGGACTTCGGGATACCGCGACCGATACGCGCCAACGGTGTAGAGGCATAGCGCGAGTTCGTGCATGATCTTGTCGGGATTCTCGCGTTCGTCCAGCAAGCGACGGCGTTGCACTTTGGCTTCGCGGGACGCCGCGTTGAATTTGTTTGCGTCCTTATAGTGGGCACGGTTCGGATCAAGTTTGCGCCGAACTTTCTTTTCGAATTCCGCAAAACGCCGCGCGCCCATCATCTTGATAACTTCGGCGCGAGTCAGATATATTTTATAATCCCGCAAGGTCAAAAGGAATTTAATGTAACCCATGCCATAACCAAGGCCCAAGACCGCGACCTTGCCGAAGTCGCGTTCGGTTGCGCCGGTCGTGGTGATTACCTTGGCCGTTTTCTTAGTGATCTTCCGGCCGAAGATACCGGATGCCATATCGCAATAAATGTCGCCGTCGCCGACGTTGAAGACCTGCAACGCCTTTTCCGCGCCGGCCAGCCATAGGACGTTGCGAGCTTCAATGGATGAATAGTCGGCGGTCATCAGATCGCGGCCCTTGGGCGCGATGATCGCGCCGCGTAGGCAAGACACAATCAGATTCATAACATCGCCGTAAATCAGTTCGCACCATGCCAGATCGCGCGTCTTTACGTCGGCGCAAGCGGTGTCCATGGAAATGCCTTTCGGTAATTTTCCTTTCGGCAAGTTATGGATTTGAATTCCGCGTCCAGCAAAGCGGCCGGTTCGTTCCGCACCGCAGTAAACCAATAGCTCGCGAGCGCGGCCCTCTTCGTCCACGCATTGCAGCATCCGCTTATATTTGTTCGGCGATGTTCGGTTGACTTCCCGCATGATTTCGATAACGCGCCGGGCACGCTTCGAAAGCGGTTCGGTGTATCGTTCCAAGTACCATTCAATGGTCTTGGCCTTCGTATCGGGCAGGAAAAGATTTTCGTTTTCCTCTAGCCATTCCTTGCAAAGCGCGCGTTGCGAACCTTTTGGAATGCCGGTTATTTGTTCAAGCTCGCCGTTGAGTTTGGCGCGAGCTTGCTTCACAAGGTCCAGGGCGGCGTGACAAAGATCGATATCGATCAGCACGCCGCGCCGATTCATCGCTTGCGTGATCTGCCAAACGCGATATTCGGTCGGGGATAGGTCCGGAATGGTGTCCGACAACCGGACTTCGGAGCGCGTGTCCGTCTTATTATATTCCCAATAATCGTGAAGGCCCTCAACGTCTTCGTGAAACACAATGGCGTCTGCGCCGTAAAGTTCTTTCTCAAATTTGCTTAGGCGCTTTGGCTTGGAAAACTTGCGGATCAAAGCCTTGCCGCGCGCATCTTTTTGGATCGGTAAATTGAGCGCCGCGCCGGCTTCGCCCAAGCCACGCGGCAGCGAATGCGCGGCGGCCTTAGCGGCGGAATCCATCCATTGATCGGCGGCGACCTTCGGCCATTTCAATTTTCGGACGGCCACGTTTTCCCAAATACACTCTTCGAAAAAACAATTATGCGCTTCCACCTTGCCGCCGGCTTTGATCCATTGGAAGAGGGGATAGAGCGCGTGGATCGGCGACGCCGTGATACCGATATCCGGATGGCCACAATGCCAAGCCATGACCCGGCGGGCGTCCATGCCGGGCAGGTGATAGGACAAGCAAAGAATTTCGGTACTTGGGTCTAGCGAATATAAATATGCGCCGATCTTTTCCAGATCGGCCTTAGAGCGCGTTTCAAAATCGATAGTCGCGCGGGGAATGCGCGTCGGTACTGTCATCAGGTAAACTAGGCCGGCGTGGCGTCTTGCTCCGGCTTGGCCTTTTGTTCGCATTTGACTTGGAAAGCAACGCCGCCGGGAAACTGCGGATCAAGATTGGCCTTGATCGCCGGCAACACTTGTTCAAGGCGAGCGTAACAAGCTGCCTCATCGGGGAAGCCTTGTTCGGATTCCAAAAGGACAATTGGCATTCCGGTGGCCATGGAAAGTACAAGAACGATGGCAAACCACATGGGCAGCCTCCTAGAAGTTATCCGGCCGGCGGCGAGGCTTTGACGCGATCACGCGCCCTTCCCGCTCTTGCGACCCGGGCTATTGGATGCCGAGCCGCCGGCCGAATTTCGTCAGTCGAAATCGTCGCCCGCGTTGTCGGCGTCGCCGGACTCTTCGTCCATCCATGCGGCGTCAACCTCTTCGTCAAAGTCGTCTTCGGCGTTGGTGCGGTTGTCGAGACGCGGACCGTCCTTGATTTTCTGGACGTTGGCCAAAAGGAACGCCACGCCCTTACCCTTGTTCTTGAAAGGATAGATCAGGACGGTGGCGCGGCAGTAGCAGCCGGGATAGATTTCGTCGGCGTTGCCTTCCGCTTCCGAAATCGTGGACTTGCTCTTATCCACGACACCGGGCCGCATCTTGGACGACAAGGACGCAAAGAAGACGCCCGCGCCGTAGCCTTCGGTTCCTTCGCGCTCTTCGCCGTCGCGCAAGCCGGTCTTGACGTTGGCCGGGGCCTTGATGGCGATCTTGCCATTTTCGACCACAAAAAACTTCTTGCTGAATTCGTGGGACGAAGCGCGATTCAGTTCGTTGAGCATCTTTTTCCAGGCCACCTTGTCCGAATCCGAAAATTTCTTCGGATCGAAAATCGCCTGACAACTGAATTTCGGTTTGGAATTCGGGTCGTCCGCGATCTTTTGCGCTTCGAAAAGATGCGGGTAGGAAATCCGGAAAACAGGAGTCGTCAGTTTTTCGGACTTGAATGTGGAACGTGCCATGTGCGTTACTCCGATCTGGCGTTGAAACGTTCGTGCGTTATATGAAGGTAGCGGGGCAATGATGCCGATTTTCGGCACCCTTGCAATTAGCATTTGGACCGGACTTCGTTCCAAATATAGCGGGCATTGATGGCGACGAATGTAGCTTGCAGCGTGAATACGCCCCATGGCATTTTCGTTTGGAGCGCACACCACCAAATGAGCGCAGCCGCGCCGAAGAGCGACCAAAGCGCGCCTTGCAATCGGCGGTTACCGAAGATCGCGTAACCGATTACGATGCCGACGAAGCCGGCCCATTGGATCACGTCTGCAAGCTCTATCATTTTTCCCATGCCTCTAGCGGTTGCGGCGTCGTCCAGATCAATTTAGTTTCATAATTCCCGCGCCGACGTGTCTTGCGATCTGGCCAAACAATCCAGCAATGATTATAGAACTGTGCCGGTATCGGCTTTTTGCCGGCGAAGAAATAGATTCGTTCGGGGATGACGATTACCAATTCCGGCCGGAGCCGGCGGAAGAGCTTCGCGGCGCGGCGGTCGCCGGTCAAGAACTTGAGTTCAACCAAAACGGCAACCCGGCCGTCCGCCAATTTCAGCGCATGATTCGCGAAGGCATCGGCCATGCCATTGCCGTAGGGCGGGTTTGTCACGATATCGCCCGGCCATATTGCGGTCCGGGCTAGGAAGTCGTGGCCATTCTTTAGATCGAAGCCGGTCACCTTCAATCCCGTGGACGCCCGCAACGCGTGGACCATGCGGCCCGATCCGCAAGCGGGTTCTAAGATCGGGCCTTTGAATTTGATCGCTTCCGTGACCTGAAAAGTATTTCGCGGCGGTGTTTCGTAATTGTCCAGCTTGCGCCGCTTGCCTTTAGGCCGCGCACCTTTTTTCTTTTTATTCCATACCATGGAAGCGTAACCGTTGCTGCCGCCCATCAGTACACGTCCAGCAATGCGCGAGCGGCCATCGCGCCGACTTGCACCATTTCGCGGCGTTGGTGTTCGTGGTCGTTAGCGACCATCGCGGCGGCGAATTCAATATTGAACTCTTCGTACACCACGCCGAACGCTTCGTGCGAAGAGTGCATGGGCGGATGCTTGGCAACCGCGCGTACAAGTTCGGCCCGAATATCGGCCATGACCCGATCAATCGCGGCCCCAAGTGGTTCTTTGGCGGGATTCGTCATGCTGGATTTCCTTATTTGTCGTCCGGTGTGATTTGCGCGCCGTAGCCTTCGCGAGCCGGGGCACCGTGCGTTTCCATACACGCCACGCCCAACGTCGTGACCTTGCGGATTTGATCCAACGCGGCGTCGGCGTCCGACATTGTGGACGCAAGCTCTTCCGCCCGGCGCATATGATAGCGCATGAATGTGAGAAACGCGGCGACTGGATTCTTTTTGTCTTCGTCCGGCCCCCACTTATCCGTTTGGTACGCACGTTCGCCATTGATGACGCCGAAGACTTGATTGCGAGTCGCTTTCATGATTCGGTTTCCTTTTCCTCTTTGCCCGGCTCTTCTTTCGCCGGCTCTTCTTTTTGATCTTCGTCGAAAAGTTCTTTCACTTTGTCCGGGGTTTCGGTTACGCAGAAATCACCGTTGGAAGTTGCGACGCGCGTCTTTGCCCGGCCGTCGCAATACCCTTCGGGGCCGGTGATCGCCACGACGCCTTCGGACGCCAGCCAAAGCGGCTTGCCATTCGGAGTCGTGAGCGCCATCAAGAGCGCGAAGAGTGGGACAAGGTGGCGGGTCATCCGAAGTTCACTCCGGTTAGGCCGTACCGTTTGCGGACTTGTTCAAGCGACAAAGCTTTACCGCGTGTTTTCATATGGCGCAGAATGTCGCCGGCAAGCATATCTTCCAAACGCATCCGGGTTTGTCGCATGATCTTTTCCGGTCCAAGTGCAGCTTTCGAATCACCGGGCGAGAGTTCAACCTTGGCGGATACGAAAAAATCCACCGACTGATAGTCGCCAAGATTGACCTTGACCGTTTGCGATACCACGACTTCCTTTATCTCAGACATGGCCAATCCCCAATTCGGTTTTGAACCTTTGTCCAAAAACCATTGTCGGTTTGATCTGCGCCCAAGCATCGCGGCAGTGAGGGCAGGGCGTCCACTTTCCGCAAGCCGGCGGCACCACGATATTGTTATGCGTCGGATAGCCGGTTACGTTCGGATCGGTCGCCCCACCGAAAAGAACGGTGGCATTCACGCCAAGCGCGGCAGCCGCGTGGTGCAACCCACCTTCCGGCAGGAAGCAATAGAAAGCAAATTTCAAGATCGCGGATGCGTGCCGGAACGTCGGGGTTTCAAGCCGGTAAACGTCGGCAAGCCATGCCGTGCCCCGTGGTCCAAGCTGCACCGGCCGATAACCGGCGGCGCGGATCACGTTCGCAAGCTCTTGCCAATTGGCGCGGCCCCATTGCTTGTTCGGATTTGATTGGGACGGAATATTCGGTTCCACGATCATGAAAGGCGGCAACCCCTTCACGGCCATGGTTGCGTATTTCATTTCGGCGTCGGTGTGAACGATAGTGCCAATATGATCGCGAGCGCGCCAGCCGGTCCACCGCTGCCCAAGCGCGCGGGTGAATGGATATCTGATGTACGGGCGAGCCTGCGGACCATTGGTGATCTTGGCAAAGTCGCCTTGTTCGCCGGCTTTGGCAATCCAGATCAACCCGGCCCACAGATCGGACCACCGGGGCCGTCCGTCACGGCCGCAAATTTGCACCTTGCGGCCGTGCTTTTCGTATTCAACGCGGGCGTGCCCGCTGGCCATGATTTCATCGCCGAACGACATGCCGTCACCACGTCATGATATAATCGCCTTGGATGGCCGCACGCTGGCGCATACCAAGGGTTTTTAGGAATTCCACGGCGGCCGTCGTGCTGATGCGATAGCGGACCGGGCCGCCGGTTTCCGGTTTTTGTTCAACGATGATGACCGGCCGGCAGCGTTTCAAGGTTTCGACTGCGCCTTGTAGCACGAAGAGTTCGTACCCTTCGCAATCGATTTTCATGAAATTGGCTTCCTTGATACCGAACGAATCGAGTGTGAGCATTGGAACCTTGATGCCGCTGCCATCCCATTCGATTCCGGTGTCGCCGCTTGAACCGACCGTGCGAGTCCGAATATGCGCTTCCCCGCATTCCGGTCCAAGAGCGACCGGGCTAAGCGCGACTTGGCCGGTGGCGATTTCCGCCTGCATGTTCTTGGCGAAACAATCTTGATGTTCCGGCATCGGTTCGAATGCCAGTACGCGCGTGAAGTCCTTGGCCATTTGCCACGACCACAGTCCGACATGCGCGCCGATATCGATTGCCGTAAATTTCTTTTCACCGACGAAGGAAAGCGCCGTGCGATACTTGCGGCCTTGATAAAGCAACCGCCCGTCGCGCTTATCGTTCACCCGAATCATCCAATCCGGCAAATGCTTTTCACCGTTTGGCATGAACCATCCGATTCGCTTGTCGAAATTCATGGCACGTTTCCTTTTATCCGAAGTTGAATTCGTCGTCTTCGATATCGTCGGCGAAATCGTCGCCGGCCGTCGCTTCCACCGCTGGACGCGGATCGTCCACCGGCGCGATGGTCAAGCCGGCATCGGGCTTGACCAAAAATTCCTTAGCAAATTTTTTCCGCTTCGCCTTCGTCGGAATAAGTTTTTCAATCTGCGGGCCGCTGCGCAGCTTGCGCGGCGAGTAGAGCAACGTCGCATCTTTGATATAGCCGCCTTTCACAAGCGCGTCGGCAATCTCTTTTTCTGTTAGCTCCGGGTTGAGCTTGCGAATGGATCGGCGAGCGACAAGCTTTTGGCCCTTCACTTCATAGCCGGCTTCCATGGCGCGTTGCGCATAAATGTTCGCGGCCTTAATCAGCGCCTCTAGCATCGGTGCCCATGACAGGATGCGCGCGACATGGACAAGATCGGAATTCGCGGCTTGCCGGCCTTCGGCCTTGACAGGCAAATGGATTTCCAATTCTTGCGGTTCATCGGCGAAGTCGATTTTGGCTTGCTCTTCCGCTGCAAGGCGGCGAGCCGGACAGATCGCTTGCGCTTCGCAAAAGGTGCAATGCTCGCCAGCCGAAAGCCACTTCGCCGCCCACTTGTCACGGCCTTTGGTGCCGGCTTTCTCGAATGCCGCTTCCGCTTCCTCGCATCGCTCGATTGCCGCGCGATATTCTTTTTGAAAATCCAGCAAGTCGCGCTTTGTCAATTCGACGTAGCGGATTGCGCCCTCTTCGTGATCGGCACGCGGTTGACATATCAAGGCGCGGTAAATCTTGAACGCAAATTTCTTTTCAATCGCCTTGCCAAGCAAATAGGCCAACGTCTGCGGATTGTCCTTATGCTCAACGGTTAGATATCCGTTCTTGTAGTCGTCCACTTCCAAGACGCCGGCTTTCAGCGCGGCCAGGGTTACGTCCGCCGTGCCCGATGTGTCGTCCCGATCCGGTAGCGGATTGGTACGGGTTTCCAACTCCAAATCTTTTTCATCAAGGCCAAGCTCTTCCAAACGTTCCCGGACGTAATCCGTCATGATCGTGGCATTGTGGATCATCGATTCGTCCACAATAAAAAACGTGCGACCGGGACCGGGAGTTTTGGCGTTCGGCTTAAGAATCGTCGTTCCCTCTTCGCCGTCCGGCTTTTCCAAAAGCTCAACGATTCGGTCTTCGTAAAATGCCGGCTCCGATCCTTCGCTTAAACAACGTTCAATGATTGCGTGGGTCGCCGTACCAAGCTGCGCCGCTTCGCCTGCGCTGGCGCGTTGCTCTTCCGGCAAGGTACTGCAAAACGCAAGCGTGCCCGGACAACCGATGAATTGCTTAGCCCTAGATGGCGAACGCTTGGTATGGAAAGCCATGACACCTGTCTTTCGAAAATCGCCGTGTTAGAAATCGTCGGATATAAGCTCGCGCTAGTCGCCGATTTCTAACAAGGCAAGAACTGGCGCGGCGGTTTAGACCGTAAGTATCCGCCGCGTCTTAGTCCGGTCCCGTGCTATCCAAACGGCCCACGGAACCGGGTACATTCGAAACTTACTTCTTGGAAAGTTTCTTGGCCGCGTCGATAACGGCTTGAAACTTTTCGTCCTTGAGCTTGGACAGGCCGGCGACACCGCCGAACTTTTTCAGCAAGGCCATCGCCTTGTCTTGTCCGTGCTTCTTGGACACGACGGACAACGCCGCCCGCACGTCTTCGCGCGTCGGTTCGTCGGCAGCGTCGGCGTCGGTATCGCCGGTATCGCCGTCGCCGTCCGTATCGCCGTCGCCGGTATCGGTGTCGAAATTGTCGGCGTCGGCGTCGTTATCGGTGTCGTCTTCGGCGGCAGCGGCAGGCTTCTTGCCGCTAAGCGCGCCCTTGATCTTCGCGGCGACGGCGTTGGCGATCTTGTCAACGTCATCGTCTTCCAACTTTATCTGCGCTTTCATCTTGGAGTCTCCAAAGCTTCCCCGTCTTGCTCTAACTGTCCTAGGGCGCGCTTAGCACCTGCCCGGTCGTGCGAGGTTTGCGACCGGAATTCATGAAACGGTTTCGGGTTTTCGGGTAGCTGTCGAATAAACTTCGGAAGCGTTTTCAAAGCCCCGGAGCATGTGACACATGATGCGACCGAAGGCAAATGGATCGGACCGATTGCGCTCCGCATACGCGCGAGCGGCGCGGCGAAGTTCCGTATATTGTGAGTCGGTGAAAACCGGCGGACGCCAGATTGGGAAAGAATAATCGTCGGCGCGTGATTCGTTCGTGGGGCGGCGCTTGCCGCTTACGGAAGTCATTTTGAATTTCGGTCCCCAAATTCGATTTTCGGACCGTACCGGACTTGAACCGAAAGTGTCAAATAGCAAATTGTAGGAATAAAAAGAGGGCCGGCTTTCGCCGGCCCTTAACAATGCAGGGAGGATTCTTGCTGTAGCCTATTTACGCAGCCTTGGCAAGTTCCTGCCAATCATGGCGCGGAAGCTCGATAATCTTCGCGCCGATCCGTTCCAATTCGGTGGCGCGGTCATAATCTTCCACGTCTTGCGCCATGCGAGTAACGGCATTGTAGAGGCCAAAGCGGGACAGGTCGCCGCCTTCGATCAGGTGGCGAAGGATGGCCGTACCTTCGGTTTCGGTCATGTCCAGCTTGCGAGCGGCGAGGCTGATAGTCTGCACCGGGTCGCCTTCGATTTTCTGGCCTTGCGTTTCAGAAATCTTTTCGCAAAGCGAATCGAATTTGGCCTTGTCGAAAGCGGCCTTCACAACGTCACGGACCTGCGCCCATGTGGCCGCGTCCGTGAGCTTGCGGGTATTGTCCGAAAGCAGGGTATAGATTTCCTCTTCGGCCAACTGATGCTTCGCGCCGACGTGGTAGCGACGCACGGACCGTTCGCCGAAGGTGGCGAGGTTCGAACAAAAACCATCGTACACGCCGCCAAGGACGGAAAGCGCGCCCATGCCGACTTCGCTATTGCTGATGGTGATCGCCGGGGAAAGGCAACGAACGATCTTGTGTTGCCCGTCGCCGAACTTGCCGCCGATGGCTTCCAATTCGCGCGCCACCGACTTGTCCACGCATTTCAGATAGAAGCGGCGTTCGGTAATCTGTGACGACATGACTTCCAATTCCAGGTCACGGATCACGGGTAAGACGGCCGTGGCAAGCTCTTCATTTTCCAGCGGCCGGTAGCGGTCGGACAGGAAGGCGCGGGCCGTGCCGTCCAGGGTGCGGACCATGCGCTTTTCGTCCGGCGCAGCCGCAAGCCAATTGTTGACGTTGGTGGCGAGCAAGGCCGGCGCAGCCGTCAGCATCCGATCATAATACTTTTTCGGAATGTCGGTGTATTCGGCGACTTGCTGATGGGCGATAGTGTTGAGCTTCGCCCTTTGGCCACCGAACATCAAGGCGACGCCGGGTTGCGTATCTTGCGTCATTTCGAGCGCGCCGGTCTTCACAATGAAGTCCTTTTTGGCGTTCGCGCGTCGGGTGATTTCCGCCGCTAGTTCGTTCAAATTCAAACCTTGCTTCATGGGGTATCCTTTCAGGTGTGTGCCGCCGGAATGGCGGACGTGACCCAAATTCCATAGCAGATTAAAAGAAATTTTGAAAGCCCCGAAAAACCCTTTCAAATCAGTGGTTAACTTTTGATTTATGTCATGGACCCGACATAATATTGATATTAAAGGATATTATCGAACCAAAACTTGTTTTATGCGTTGAACGTGTTATATTACCGCTAGGGGCATCCCGCCCCAAGCGAAAGGACGAAAAGGACCACGACTATGAATGCACCACAAAGACAGGTACGGGTTTTCAACGCGGCCATGGCTTTCAAGGGCATGGCCCGAAACCCCGACGCGATCTTGGCCGGTGCCGATGCAATCACCGACACCGAATTGGAGGCCATCGAATCCGGACTCCATAAGATCGCCGGCAAATTGATCGGCGAGCCGGTGCCCGGCGCGCATGATATTGGTACGGCGATTCAAGCATGGGTCAAGCCGCCGCTAGGCAAAGCGCCGACGCCGAATGCAACCGCCGGCCCGGCGCGGATACGGGCGGATCGTCCGATATTCTCTTGGACAAAAAGCGCGGACGACGGCAAGACGATTTACAGCGCAGCCCATAATGGCCGGCAGCTTCGAATCGAGCGGACCAAAGCGGCGTCCTATGAAGGCTTCCTGGACAACGCCCATATTATGCACGGCAAGTTCCGCAAGAACGTTCGCGAGCGTCTGGAAAAGGAAGCGACCAAACGCTAAGTCCACCGATCATCTTCGGAGGGGAAAAACCCGGGCGGGAGGCCCGGGTTTTTCTTTTATATTCGGGTGATCGCAAGCGTGTTGAAGTTGATGGAATAACGGATCAAAACATTATTCGATCCGTCGTCTTGCCGGGTCGCAACGGACGGTCGCCAATTATTCGGATTGAATGTCGGTGTCAAAGGAAATGAAAAGAATGTCGCGCCCGCGCGTGTATCGATATTGGAACGCCAATCGTATGTTCCTTGGGCATGACCTTCCACCAAAGGCGGCGGGTCGCCGGTTTCGAATTCGATCAATGCAGCCAAGACCAAAGGATTGTTGATTTGTTTTTTGATCGCGGCCAGATTGAATACCAGTAACGCCGCATCTTCGTCCGTGAAAATATCATATGGCGGGCCGGTGAACGAACTGGAATCGATCAAGCTGGCCGAAAACGTGTCCCACCCATTCGCCAAGTACCATGCTTCCGCCGCGCCGATATCGCCCCCACCCGACGCCCCGCCATCGGAAGACCAGAATGTACCTTCCACACTAGATGTAACAATGATGGTGCCGGAGCCGGAGCCGGAATCCGGAGGGTGGTTGAAAGTAACTTCATAATGATAGGTGTAAGTATTCGTCGTGATCCCGGGATGGCTGGACGACGTGGAAGTATGATACGGCGGGAAGATCGGGTGGCGCGCGTATTTAGAGGAAGTTTCCGCCCCGGCAATCGGAAACGAAACACTGATCTGCGGCAGGTTGACCGAAAAGTTTCTTAAGTTATGAGTCTCCCCGACCCACCATGCGCGGAAACGCAATGCGGCTGCCGGGAACCCCCAATTAAAGCCGATAATATTTTGCAGCGGATCAAGACGGATCGGGGGCTGCGGTTCGGTCATTTCTTGCGCTTCCGGCGCTTCCGCGTCTTTTCAAGCGCGGCATCCAACGCAACATTCTGCGCCGGGGTGCCAAGTTCGCGAATTTGCTTGATGGCTTCCGCGTCGCCGTTCGCGGCGTCAATTTCGATTTGCCGCAGGGCGAGCGCACGCCAGCATAGTTTGACCGAATGCGGTACGTTGTCGTTATCCAGCAAGCCCCGATCCGTCACATGCCGCAGGATACAATCGGCATGGTCCACGCTCTTTTCCTTGGCCCAATGGATCGGTTCGCCGGGGTTGTGTTGATCGTTGCCGATCCGCGAAAGCCATGCCACATCGGCGAGCGCACCGGGGAAGTAATCCAGCAAGCCGCGTGCCATCGGAATGCCTTTGCGTTCCTTGGCGTCGGTGGGGAAGTGCGAAGCGACCGGACGGCCGGGTTTTGAGGGCTTACGTGCCATGGGACTCTCCCGTTGCATGATCCGCGTCGCATTGAACGCAGAATTCTCTCAGGTCTTTGCCGTGTCGGCAGACGTTGGCGGATTGCCGGATAGGCCGTTCGCAAAATTCCGGCGGATCACATTGCAACCCACCGCACGGAAGGCCGGTCGCCGGACATTTCGGCAGTTCCCGTTCAAACATTCTTGCCCCCGGTATAGCCGGCCAGGACGCCTACGCAAGTATCAATTGCGGCGTCCAAGGCTTCTTTGATCGTGGGGAATGGATGACCTTCGCCAGCGCACATTTTCCAGCCGCGCGCCGAGTCGACTACCGGATGCGAAATAATTTTTGGATCGTCGGTGACCTGAATCACCATGCGTCCGGCTTCGTCCGCCCATGCGACTTCTTGCAGCGTGCCGTATGATTGCGTCCGGTCATTGGCCGGCAGCGGCAGCATCGCCAACGTTATGGCACAACGCCGCACGTCGAATTTGTTCTTGGCGGAAATCGCACGCGGCACGCCGAAACGTTGATCGGCATATTGGGGCGAGTATTTGTCGCCGTGTAGTGGTTCGCACCGGAGCGGCGAAACACCGACGATATTATGCGGCCGGAGTTTTTCCGCCGCGTATTTGCGCCAATCGTTCGCTTCGTGGAAACCGCAATCGACGATGGGACCGGCGAGATAGACGAATTCAGGCGGAAAAACCAAACTCGACTCTTCGTGTAGAGCTTGTTCAAGTTCCTGCCAAGCTTGTCTTCGCGCCGGAATTTCTTTCGGTGGGGTGGGATATAATTGCAGCAACCCAAGTGCGGCACGTTGAAGGCGCGTTTGCATTGGGAAATCCTTTCAGCGCGGATACGGCAGATCGCCGTTTTCTTTGATCTTGGAATCTTCATAAGGCCGCGCAATCTCTTTATAGAGCTTGCGGAAAATCGTTTTCATCATGACCTTGGCGAAGCCGAATTGGCGGGGACAACGGTCGTCCAGTTCGGACACCGAACATTCCACCGCGCCGGCCAGATCGTTGATCCGTTGATAGCGCAATTCTTTCTGCGCCAAATAGGCGCGCATGATCGTTTCGACGATATCGCCGAACCCCGCGCCGGGATGCTCGATTACGGTCATGGTCAAGGCGTAATTAAGCTCGCCGCAATTTTCGGGAGCTAGAATGGTGGGGCCTACTTGCCCTGGAAAACCGGACTTGCGCCAAGTGTCCACGTCGGCGCGGCGAGCGCGGCTAATGTACGGCATCGCTAGGAACCTCTTTCGGTGGGATGGGAGGAATCACGACGGGCGGGCGTGGCATTGGCACGCGCGGGGGCCGGGGATTTTTGATCGGCGGCATTGTCATGGAAATTTTGTTTAAGCCAACGTCCGCCGCAAGGCAATTAGCAAATCACCTTGTCAAGTCCCGCGTCCAAGATTTCCAAACAATTTCCCCACCGACCCAAAGCACAAGACCTTCGGGCCAACGCGCGACGCGGACCACTCCGAATCGCGGCGTTTCGGTTTTCAATAACGTTTCGAGTTCGGGCGTGTCTTGTGCCGGAATTTCATTCGGTGGATCGTATGCGCCGGCCATGGCTATCGCTCCCGGAAAACAAAAAGCACGGGATAGACTGGCCAAATCGCCGCCGCAATGATCGCCACAGGGACGACAAGGCATTTCGGCTCCAAACGATATTGACGCCAGCCACCGGCCCCGCTTACGTCGTGATTGACGAAGATAGCGCCGACGATGAACCACAAAAGGACGAACAGCAACATGGTCATGGTATGCCCCCATTGATGCCAGCGAACACGGCGAAGGCTGCCGCCGTGAGACAGAATGCGACGAAAAGAATTTTGCCTAGTGATTGTTGCATGATCCGTTTTCCAAGCATTTGCCTTCATAGGCGCAGCCGGCGGGATTTTTGCATTGACTTTCCAATTGGTTCGGTTCATCGCGGCAACAGCGCCAACGGGCAATGCGGTGGATATCGGCGGATCGGTGTAGGACTAGCAGCCCTTCGTCGTTTGGCGCGGCGAAGCCACAGGCCACAGCGTCGGCAGCCGCTTCGCGGATATCCCCAAAGGCTGGACGATGTGGCTTGCCGTCAATGTGAAGCTGAAAGAGTTCGTGTTGCAGATTCCGACCACTATGGTTCGGCGTACTTGTCATGCTAGGCCCCTTGGGTTTGATTATCCTTGGACCGGAAGCTACCGAAACTTGTTTCTTTGCCAAGTACGTAGTTCCCCGTAATCCACAGGATAGTTACCTAGCGGACCGGCGTCCAGGGCGTCGGCGACATGGCGCGAGCTTGCTTGTAGGTGTCGGCGTACTGCCAATGGCGCGAGCGGTTGAGCCGCGACACGCGCGGCGTTTCCGTGCGGCGAATCCTATGCCCCGGCAGAGATTCGGCTTGCGCTCGAATGAATGCGATAGGGTCGATTGCTGCAAACGAAGCGGCGGCAGCGAATGCAGCGGCGGCCACCCCGCCAAGAAAACCACGACGCATGATTCAGCCTCCTATGCGATAGGGAAGCACGGGGCAATTGCCGCTGTAGCGTGTCCGCCACGATATCCGGTCGCCATCGCTTCCGGCCACGGCCGCCTTGCTTGTCCGCGTTCCCCTCCCCGAATGAGCGATAGTCAATCGGCCTATCGCTCATTCGGGGAAGGTGCGGACCCATTCTAACCGGCAGCGTCGGATCGTCGAATGGGTCCACTTGCTTGCGCCGTACTGCCCTGCTTTTGGCCGGCGGCGTCCGCAAACGAATTAGTCGGCGTACTTTTCCACCAAACGGTCGCGCGTGCCGGCCGTCAGCTTCGTGATCGAAATACGCACGCTGCCGGAAGGCAGGTGAAACCGCTTTTCGGCTTCGCGGGCGATTCGATTGGTGGCGGTTTTCAACGCCTTGACGGACCGCATATAATAGCCGCCGTCCTTCGGTTCTTTCTTGGCCATGATCGTTGCTCCAAATTGGGTTTTAGATTGACCGTAAATCTATTTCATATTTCCGAAGAGTTTTCAATTATCATTTGTAGTTTTCAACGGGGTAAGATACGCGGCGAACGTCAATTCTAGCTTTTTGCTAGTCAAGAAACGGGCTTCCAAGAAATCGGTTTCGTGCTGCAATTGGGCCAAAAGATGTGCAGCACGAACCGAAGACCACCCGGCGGGCTTCGCCAACGTCGGCGTCCATAGCCCCTGATAGGGAATTGGCGTCAATACCGTGGCAACCGCCGCAGACGACGTAAAAAGAAAACTTCGGCGAGTTACACCATTCGATATCATTTTCGAATCCCCATCAGATCGTGGACCGATACGTGATAGGGGCACGGTCCCGGCTCCGGTGAATGATCTTCAAAACGATACTCAACCACGGTGAATCCTTCCGGTGCGTACCGCTGCAAGAATTTTTGCGTTTGCGGCCAGGGCGTCGGTGGCCGGAAATTCCGATCTTTGATGGTATCCCGGCGCAGCGCGTCGGTTATATCCTTCCATACGCCTTCGTCCGAAAGCGCGCCATCCTGCACAATTCGGATTTCAAATTTGGTCATCCAAAATCCTCTTCACGTTCGCGCCGTTTCGACTGCGGCGGTTTATCAACCTTCATTTTCAAGGCGGCGATTATCGCGGCGACCGGATCGGGGCCATTGGCATGGACACTTTCGCCTACCGATCCACGCACCGACGCCGCCCACCGCTCGCGTTCCTTGGCGCTGTATTGTGGGATGACCGAAAGGTGGGTTAAATCGCCTTTCAAGCTCCGGGCGAGTATCAGCCGGGATAGTTCATCAGCCTTCGCCATGGCAATACTCCCACCCATCCGCGCTCCCGCCTAGCTGCCATGGGGCGAACGTTCGCCGCCTTTGGTGTGGGGCACCGAAAAGCTGCCAAAGCCATGGCGTGTCTTCCCACGGGCCAAATCGGGCTTCGTCCACCGCTCCGGGTTTATAGAAGCGCAGTCCAAGGCCCGGACCGGCGTCAATCCAAAGGTTGCCTTGCGAATCCCGAAAATAATTTCGTCCTTCGGCTTCCGCAGGAACTAACCCATAGGCCACTTTCATGAAATGAAGCTTGCGAGCTTGCCAGCCGGCAAGGAAGCCATCAATGGAAGCCTGCCGGTTCATAGGCATCGTATAATGTTTTGTTTGCCAGTCTTCCCATGCGCGATACGCGGCCCCGTGGCATGGGTCCATGGCGCATCCCGGTTGCTGACACCGAGCATGGGCATGGATATCGTCAACGCCGCACATTGAACATTTGCTATGGGGCATGGTTCACCTTTTCTTGCAGGGTGCGTTGCGGAAATAACAGTGGGCGCAGGATTTGAGATTCGGACAGCGAACGCACGCCGCGAACGGGGCAATGATGCACCCGGCCAGCCCGACCCACAGCAGGATAATCAAAAAGGCTTTCATGATCGCTCCCTATAGATTTTCCACAATATCAAACCACCAATCTGAAACCTTTTGAAGTTGTTCGCGCTCGCGCTTTTCACGGGTCTTGGCCTTATCCCATTTGCGGCGGTCAATCAACGGGTCCAAGGCGTCGCGGATCAATTGTTCGATCACTTCCGGCGACAAGGCGTCCAGTTCCCACGATTGATCGCCGAACTCGGCAACATATTCGGGCGCGCGGGTGTCACCCATCTTCGCCGGGTTCGGCGGTGGATTGTATCGCTCGATTTGATCGTAATTGAGCGCGAGCCGGCGAAGCTCAACTTTCATTCCCGTGAGCAACGCAAACTTGGCACGGTTTTCCCGCGACATATCCAGGCCGCTTGGGTCGTGATCGCCAAGGTGGAAGACGATGGGTATTTGTCCATCGTTGTTAGCTTGCAAAAATCGTTTTGAAGCTTCATATTGTGCCGATTGGGATACGTAGCCCCGGCAGGCAAAGAAGCGCACGCGATAAGCGTTACAGACGTTTTCGATCACACCGGCCAAAGCATCTTTTTCAATCCAAACTTCCGGCCGGTATTTCTGGCCTTCCCACCTATCAGTCCGGTATTGATTGGCTACGGCTTCAATGATATCGGCCGGCGAATTCCAGTGGTTCAATCCATCCAACGAACGCAACCGATCTTCCATCATGCTCCAATCGATCAGGCCAGCAAGCCGCGCCTCCGATACGATGTTGCCGAGTCGCTTATAGCTTTGCATGGTGTTCGCGTAATGATCTTCCTGCGCCGCTCCCGGCAACGATACCACGATCTTGCGCGAGACAAATTGATAATGAAGCTGGCGCAGCGTCATCGTGAATCCCTTGGTGTGCATTTCCCCAAGGATTTCGTTTGCCGCGTCAATGACGATCTTGGACGATCTGGAAAACCGTTTTTCAATGAAGGCTTCACAGGCCATAATACGATTCCTTTTTCCGCTTCACGCAAGTAATCATTTCCCACTATCTTTATGAAGGCTGCCGCATTTTCCACAGACGGCGACTCGCTTCCCACGAAAATGGGTCCACGTGGGCAATCGAAATGCACAAGTGCAAGACGTGGGCCACGTCGGACCGGAATACTCGGGCACGGCATTGCATTCATTATTGGAAAGAGATTTGATTTCCCATGAATCGTTCGTCATTGGGTCGCTGCCTTTAACGTGATCTGATTCGCCACGGACGGCTCTATTGCAAGAGGCCCATCCGCTCGCGTCACTGTGAGTTCGTATCGATTGTTGCAGCAAAGCCGGAATTGCTCGCCGCCGTGAACTTTCACAATCAGAATTTCACCGACGCGAAGATTGCGCGCCCGAACTGGCGTGACTTTGCCGGACTGCATGTTGAGAAAACCAACTAATTTCTTTTTCGGGCGCATAAGTTTGGCCTCCTATTTCCATAGGTGAATCCCAAACGGGCAAGATTTGCAATGAACACTTTGCCACGAATCGTCGTGGCGGAAATATTTATCATTGCCCAAAGAAAAATAACCAAGCCAATAGGCCAACGCACTAATATTTTTAGACGCCCAAAACTGCCTTTCATAACCTATCGCTCCCACTCTTCTTTCTTCGCCCCTAGGCTACCCCAATTAATTTTGCCATGCAAACGATTTTCAAAGCTTACGCGGCAATCGCGAAGCGGAGGCAGGGTTAAGACGCGGGCGCGGCCTTCAGATTTGGCGATCACGTCGGCGCGGTCGTCCGGGATTGTCCGGATAAGTTCGGTTTGCGCGCCGGGGAAGAGTTCGGAAAACTCTTTAACTATAAAGAACGCCGATCCACGTTCCGGCCGCTGATAGCGGTAATCCATGTTCTTGCAATACATATCGAAAGCAGTTCGGTAATCCTGCCGGAAAAACCACACTTCCTCTTTCTCCCAATCGCCGGAAAATGGGAAAGGCAAGGCCCCTTCCAAGAGCGCGTCGAAAAAGAAGTGTTGCAGCGGCGACATGGATTGCAACTTTTGTTCGGTCAACGCATCGGTGTTCGGCATATTGCGCGCCGGGTGCCACCCCTCCGGCAACTTCCATTTAAGCAGATCGTGCAGCAAGCGGGCGTACCCGGAATCGCCGGCCATGCGCAATTGATCGTACAGCTTGTTCCACTTGTCCACCTGCCGTTGCCATTTGGTGTTCGCTTCCAAGACAAAATAGCGCCGCGCGTCCATGGACGCCGGAATCACCCACTCGGCATTCGAGGCCATCAGGATATGAATATAGTTTGGGGCGGTGACGGCATCGCGCCCCTTGCCTTCGATTGTCAACATGCGTTCGGTGATTAGAGCTTTCATCTTCGACTCGGCCACTTTGTCATAAGGCTTCACGGCTTCGTCGGCGAAAAGAAAAATCAGGTCTTGCATATGCGAGTTGAAGCGGCCCACTAAAAGGTCCGGCGAGTGAATCGCCATGCCGTGTTGCCCGGCAATGCGAACTAAAGAGTTACCCCACGTTCCCTTGCCGACGCCTTCCGTCCCCTTGAACACCACCGCCGTTTCGGCCGGGCGATCTGGATAGCGGAACATGAACGCAGCCCAATTCATTACGTAGTCATAATAGGCTTGCTTGCCGCCGCATAGGACTTCGAAAATCATTTCTTGCAGATAGGACCAATCGCCGGTCCGATCCGGTTCCATGGCCCATCCGCGATAGAGATTCAGACAACCTTCGTGTTCGTTGCCGGTCGGATCGAAGATGACTTGATCGAATGTGCGGCGTCCGTTCCAATCGATCCACGCCTTGCCGAGCGGAGTTTGCTTGCCGGTGTGATCCGACATGACGCGGCGTGTTGCGTACATGCGTTCGAAATCGCTGGACTGAATGCGCAGCCATGTGTCGCGCTTTAGAGCCTTGTCATGGATGCACTTTAGAATACGGAATTTAGAGCCGTCCATGCCGGCCGAATATTCCACGTTCAACTCTTGCAGCCATGTTAGCTGTTGCTCTTTGTCGGGACCATCTTCGGGCGGATCAAAATCAAATTCGGTTTGATCGTCGGATTCGAATTCGTCGGCGGCCTTGCTCTTTGTCTTCTTGGCTTTTTTCTTTTTCACGTCGGCTTCGAAATCGTCGCTGCCCAATTCCACCCCGTCGTCAAAATCGGACATGGCGTCTTCGGCGCTGGCAACGATCAGATTGGATTGCCCGGCTTCCGCCAATGCGGCGTTGAGAGTCTTATATGTATAGCCGTCGCCGCGTTCGGCGTGCAAGCTATCCCATCGGCGTCCGATTATTTCCGCGTCGCTCGCGTACTTCGGATCGGAAATCGACCATTCGATAAATTCGGATCGGCCGTCGCCTCCCGTTGCATGATGCGCAGCCATCATCAAGGCCAGCCATGAGTCGTGATCCTGATAGTCTTCCGGGTCCAGCGCGTCCAGGGCGATGGCCAATTGCTCTTGGCTGTATTGTCCGCCACCGACTGAAAGCGCGCGTTGCGGACGTTGAATTAATTTTAGAAGCTCTTCCGGCCAAGGTGGCGCTTCGTCAAGCGGCGGATTCGTCGGGTCGAATGAATAAAGTTTGCCCGTATCCGGATGCACCGACCCGGCCGCCACGACCTGCCGGCCCTTGCTCTTGAATTCGACTCCTGGATAACCCTTGAGCGTATCGACCACCAAGAGCTTCGCCGGTTTTGTCCCGTAGTAGTGCGAGCCGCCGGAGCCGGTGATTACGCGCGGATATTTTTTCAGATCAAGTCCAAGCTCAAGGACTAGATCGGCGAGTCCCTTGTCCCCACCGTTTCGCGGATCAACGTCCATGACCATATCGGTGGGACGCAGCCGAACGCCCATGTTGCGTTGATCGGAAATGCAGCGATCAACCACTTGGCCCGGTCGCTGATTATATTGCTTGGTGGTCCAGTTCTTATCTAGGGGGCGCTTGCCGACGCGGACCTGCTTAGTCGCACCCGTCTTCTTATCGCGAATCTCACGTACTGCGTCCGGCCTGTAGAGGGGTATAGTAGGATAGTTGGAATAGAGACGGAATTGCTTTGGATCGATTCGGTTACGCATTCTGCACCCCTGCAAGTCCGACTTTTCGTCGGCATGGGCACGCTCTTTAGACCCAAAACGTCCCAAGGTCAACGGAACGATGTGGGTCACCAAGAAAGCCTTGCGCCGCAATATCTAAATAGATTTTTCACCCCGATTCACCGTCCCATATTTATTTCTGAGTCATCGCGCGCTAGAAACTAGGGTTGTATAGTAATGTACGTTATTATCGTATATACCTGGATTCCATAGGGGGAGTTGGCGAGGGTGTCGAGTGTGGGTCACCAAGGACAGGTAGGGGGTAGTTGTTCAATGAACATCAATATATTTTTGATTTTGCGAGCGACGAAAAGCGTGGGTCATCCTTGGGCCGCGACCCACCGATTTCGAATTTCCAACGTTGGAAAAGCCCCGGGGGTGGATTAGGTTCTTTCCAGCCAAAAACACAACGTGGGCAAAATCGGAGTGTGTACTATCTGACTGATTGACTCGCTTTTCCAACGTTGGAAATTCAACTTTGATTTTCCAACGTTGAAAATTCTTAATTGCCACTTCGAATTTCCAACGTTACAAATTCAACATGGCGGACGAATTCGAGGCCAAACGCGGGCGACCGGCGAGCGGGCAAAACCCGTCCGTGACCATGCGGTTTTTGCGCGCGACGATGGCGCGGATTGATGCCTACGCGGCCGAACGTTTCATCAGCCGCGTTGAGGCGATTCGGGAATTGGTGGAAAAAGGACTCGGCAATGGCGACGGGGAATAAAAGAGGGCGACCGGCGACCGGGCAGAGGCCCCACCTTTCGGTCCGCGTCGAAACCAAGACGATGGACCGAATGGCTGCGGCGGCCGATCTGGAATTCTGCACCGTATCCGAAATCGCTGGTACGAAGCTGGACGAAGTTTTTGGCAGCGATGGTCCGCCCGCACAACCAAGAACTAAGATCGTGGAAGCCCGCGAAAAAGAAAAAGAAATCGATATCCAAATTAAAGAGCTTCGCTATGCCGAAGAGCTAAAACAAATTTTGACAGTGGATGCGGTGATTGACCTTGTGTCCAAGGACTATGCAGTGGTGCGCTCGCGCATGGATGCAATCCCTGAATCCGTTGTGGGCCTGACTCCCGACCAAAAAGAGGAAGTCAAGGCGATGATTGCGGATGCATTCGCGGACTTGGCCGGCACTAAAAAGGAAACTTGGGATGACATGGCAGCCGAATCCTAGTGCGTTCGAATTGTTTCAGGTCAAGCTTGCGGCTTTGAAGACGCGAATCTTTTATCCCAAGCCGACGATGAACCTTCCGGATTGGGCAGATACACACCGGAAGTTGACCACGGCAACTTCGGCCGTGGGCGGGGCGTGGCGGACGGCCCGGTTTGAAGTGGCGCGCGGTCCGATGATGGCGGTTACCGAACGCGGCGTGGAAACGATTACGTGCATGGTTGCCACGCAAACGCTCAAGACCGAACTTCTTTTGAATACGATTGGTTATCATGCTCATATGAAACCCGGTCCCATGCTTTTGGTGGAACCGAAAGAAGACGTGGTGACTCAGTTTTCCAAAGAGCGGCTTGCGCCGATGGCCCGCGCAACGCCAGTTCTCAAGATGCTGACTAGCGACCGGGCGCGCGGCGGAAAAGATACGTTGGCCTACAAAGAATTCCCCGGCGGGTTTTTGGCGTTGGCTTATGCCGGCTCGCCCACCGAACTCGCCATGCGGGCGATTTCGGTCACGTTGCTGGACGAAATAGACAAGTACGAAACCACGAAGGAAGGCGACCCGGTGTTGCTCGCCGAAGAGCGCACGGCAACATTCAAAGGCAATCGTCTAAAGATTCGGTGTTGCTCGCCGACGTGGGAAGCCGACGCCGGCACCGAACGGGCGTCACGGATTGCAAAATCTTATTTGGAGTCGGATCAACGCCGGCCATTTGTCGAATGTCCACACTGCGGTCATTGGCAGACGCTAGATTTTTTCCGCAACGTGCATTGGCAAAAAGGTGACGATGGCGAACACTTCCCAATGACGGCTGCGCTCTATTGTGAGCAATGCGGAATCGAACCGACCACGCGGCAGCCGATAGAGGAAAAGCAATGGACTGAATCGCATCGGCTCCGCATGGTCACCACCAAATACGGAATTCGGTGGTTTCAGACTCGGCCGTTCGTTTGTTGCAAGGTGGCGCAGGAACCTTTGCGGACACGCAATTGGGATTGGGACGAAGAGGCCCAATGCGGTTACGCGCTATGTTCCGAATGTGGGAAACGCGCGGTGTCCAATCGGCACGCCGGCTTTCAGGCGTCCAAACTCTATAATCCGAAAACGACGGTTATGGAATTGGCGGAAAACTGGATTAATTCCAAAACCGATCCGGAGGCAAAACAAGTTTTCTATAATACACAACTTGGGATTCCCTATGCATTGCAGGCCATGCGCAAGATTGAGACGCATAGTCTGACGGAAAGGAAAGAGAAATTTGAATTTGAAGCTCCGGACGGGGTAGTGGTTGTTACGGTCGGGGTGGACGTACAATCAGGTGGAACGGCGAACGAAGGGCGACTCGAACTTGAGGCGACCGGGTGGGGCCTTGGGTTTGAATCGTGGTCGCTCGATTACCGGGTTTTTGCGGGCGACGTAGCACGCCCCGAACTTTGGGCCGAACTTGATCGGTATCTTTTGGAAAAAATATTTAAGGACCGCTTTGGGCGCGCGTTCCGAATTGAAGCGGCGTGCGTTGATTCCGGCGGTCATAGCACGGAAGCGGTTTACAAATTTTGCGCGCCCCGGATGAAAAGAAATGTTTGGGCCATTAAAGGCCGGTCCGAACGTGACGGAAAATGGGAAGTCGTTTGGCCTCCAAAGACGCGATATGATCCTAAGCGGACGCGCCCGGGGTTCAAGCCGGTTTTGCTTGGTGTCAATTCGGCGAAGGAAGCCATTCGTGAATTCTTGCTTGTCGATACGCCGGGTCCGGGGTTCGCCCACTTCCCACATGATCGTCCCGAAATCTATTTTGAACAATTGACGGCGGAACGATTGGTATTCGAGCATAAGGCCGGGCGCAGTATCAAACGATGGGTCATGCAACGCGGGCGCGCGAACGAAGCGTTGGACGCCCGGGTTTACAGTTATGGCGCTTTGCGTGGGTTGATTGAAGAGCGGAAATTTAATTTTGAGGCGCGGGCGAATATGCTTGCAGTGATTCAACCCGAACAAAGTAAGCCGGGTGGATTGTTGCCCGCGAAGCCGGTTCCACAAACCCCGCCAAATGGCCGGTTCCGCGTGGGCAAGTCTAGTTGGGTCGGTTGATTCCTTAATCGCCTGTAGGCTTCGCCGGGGTTATATTAACCTTTCGGCCGAAGGATTGCCCCATGGCGTTGACCGCTTTGCAAATTCAAGCGCGAATCGATGCGCTTCAAAAAGCCCGTGATACCGGCGTCCAGCGTATTCGTCACGGCGAGACGATTACGGAATGGCGAACGTTGGCCGAAGTGAATCAGATCATTGCGGATTTGAAAGCGCAGCTTGCCGGCGTCCAGGAAACCCCGCGTGCCCGAGTAAATTACATTCAGCAAGATTCGCGCGGCTATGGGGATTAACATGGCAACAACGGCCGGACAAAAATCAAATGTTATTCAGCTTGCATTCGACGCCGGCCGGTCCGGTCGCCGGCTGAAAGCGATTCCGACAACGGCGCTTGCAATCAATTCTCAAATTCGATCCTACGGAAAAAATGCGGTGGCGCGCTCGCGCTATCTTGCGACGAACAATCCGTATGCAGCGCAGGCGAAGGAAGAGTTTGTGGCGGCGTTCGCCGGCAATGGCATCAAGCCGTCTTCCCTTGTTTCCGATCCGGAGTTGAAGGATGAAATTCAAAACTTGTTTTTGGATTGGACGGACGAATCGGATGCTGATGGCTTGACCGATTTTTATGGCCAGCAAGCAATCATCGGCGGCGAAATGTTTGAAGCGGGCGAAATCTTTATTCGCATTCGTGAGCGTTACCTTTCGGACGGACTTTCGGTGCCTATGCAACTTCAATTGATTCCCGCTGAAATGTGCCCCACCGATTTCAATCAGATTTTGGGGAATGGCCGGCGGATCGAATGCGGAATCCAGTTTAATGCCATCGGCAAGCGTGAAGGGTATTGGTTTTACCGGAATCACCCCGGCGAAATTCTGAATGCCGTTCTTATAAACAATTCAGAAAAAGTTTTCGTTCCGGCCGATCAGGTCTTGCATCTTTACAAGCCGATCCGTGCCGGACAAATTCGCGGCATTCCGCATACGCTCGCCGGCATTATCACGCTGGCCATGCTTGATCTGTATGACGACGCCGAATTGGAACGGAAGCGTGTTGCGGCGTTGTTCGCGGCGTTCATCAGGCGGAAGCCCGGCGAGGAAGCCGACGCCGGTCCATTTGCCGGAGCGCCGACGACTCCGGTTACGCCGACTTCGAATCAAGTCAACGCCGTTATGGAACCGGGTGCGACGATTGAATTGGAAGATGGACAAGACGTGACGTTTTCCACACCGGCAGACGTTGGTGGAAATTTTGAAGCGTTCGAATACCGAACGTTGCTTCGTGCGATGGCTGGATTTGGTGTGCCCTATTCTCAGGGCACGGGCGACCTGAAACAAACTTCGTATGGGTCGCAACGCGGCGGCATGATTACGTTTCGTCGGCGTGTCGAAATGATGCAAAATGCAGTTATGATTTTTCAGTTTTGTCGTCCGATCTGGCGAAAGTGGATGGACACCGCGATTTTGGCCGGTGCGCTTCCGTCGCTGGACGTGACGGCTTACGTACAGAATCCCCGACCCTTTCGCCGCACAAAATGGATTACTCCGAAATGGGATTGGATCGATCCACTGAAAGACGTTATGGCCGAAAAGCTTTTGGTGGATTGTGGATTCAAGGCGCGGGACGATGTGATTGAAGGCATGGGCGAAGAGCCGGCGGACGTTGACGCGCGTATCCGCGCGTCGCAAGAACGCGCAAGCGAAATGGGGCTTGTTTTCATTCAGCTTCCGAACGGAGTCGTTATTTCCCCGGATGGCGAAACCTTAATTGCCCCTGCGCAGAATCCGAACAATAATGGAAACCAATCGCGGGCGGCCCCAAATGGCAAGGCCCGGGGTCGGAATAAAGTCCGGCGCTATATTTGGGATTGCTGACGATGCCGAAGACAAAAAAGCCGTCATGGTTTGGGATGCGGAACGCCGAAAACGGCGCGGCTGATATTTCGATTATCGGCGATATTGGCGGTTTCGGAATCGGTTTTGGAGAATTCAAGCGCAGTCTGGACGCACTCGGCACGCCGAAGGTTTTGAAGATTTCGGTGAATTCGGATGGTGGTGACGTTTACACCGGATTCGCGATTTACAATTCACTGATGCGGCATCCCGCGCGCAAGATCGTCACGGTTGAAGGGCTGGCCGCGTCCATGGGCAGCGTTGTGGCGATGGCCGGCGACGAACGGATTATGCCGCGCAATGCCACGATGATGATTCACAATCCGGTCGGGTCCATCAGTGGCGAGTCGCCGCAAATTATCAAGTTTGGCGAGTCGGTCGCAAAAATGCGAATGAACATTGCAACGGCTTACGCCGATGCTACACTGATGCCGGTGGACGAACTTTTGCGTATGATGGACGCGCAAACGTGGATTGGCGCGGACGATGCGCTGAAAATGGGTTTTGCCACGAAGATCGAAAAGCCGATGAATATTGCGGCTTATTTTGATGTTTCGCGGTATCGCAACGCGCCGAAGAGTTATGGCGCAAGGTCACGTAAAGGAGTCAATGCCATGACGAAGCGCCCCGCCGCTGCCACCGACGATTTCGAAGCCGAAGAGCTTTCGACCGATCAGGTCCGTGCGCAGGTTCGCGACGAAATGAAAACCCAAAATGCCAAGATCACGGCGCTTTGCAAGCTCGCCGGGCTGCCGGAATGCGCGCCCGAGTTCATCGCCAAGGATATGGCGGAAGCCGACGTGCTGGCCGAACTGGACGCCCTCAAGGCCGAAAAGAACGGTAGCAAAAAGAAACACGACATGACCACGGCGCGCGGTCGCGCGGCGGCCAAGGTGGACGCGCAACATGCCAAGCCGTCCGACGAAATCAATGCCCGGAATACCGGCGTTGTCGGTGGGGGCGAATCCAAGACCATTCTCGATCCGCTTGCAATTTATGCGAAGTGGAATCGCAAATCGGTTGCCGCGTAAGGCGGCCCGCCGGAAACCCGATCTGTAACGAAGGATCACGATCATGACCACCCCCCGCAAGACCGAAGGGCAACATAAAGGCGAATTTCTCGCCACGCAAAATGCGGACTCCTTGTCATTCGACAAGGGTACGCTTGCTTCCGGCTATTCCGTCGTGGACGGGCAGCCGCTTGTTTTCAGTGGCGAGAATGTCGTGCCGGCAACCGGCGCGGTCGCCACGGACGGTTCGTTGGACGAAGATTTCGCCGGCCTTGCCTTCGGCGACTACAACTCCGAAGACGGCGCGGTGCCGATTGTGTATCTTGCCCGTGTCGCCGAAGTCGTGGCCTCTTTGCTGCACTATCCGACCGTGAGTGAAGATCAGGCCGGCACCAATGCCGCGTTGGACGCGGCGCTTGCGGCCAAGTTCATCATCAAACGGTAATACGGCGCGTCGCCGATCAGACAGGCAAAAGGCAAAACGGAATTCGAATAGGAGCGTACAATGGACAATTTGATGGATATCTTCGGGGACGACGCCTTTAGCCTGATTTCCATGGTGGCAGCCGTCAACGATATCGACAACGTGCCGGGTCGCGCGGGTGAACTGTGCTTCCAGGGCGTCGGCGAGGGCGTGCCGGTGTCAACGATCACTATCGAACAGAAAGCCACGGCGCTTTCGGTCATTCCGGTTTCGCAACGTGGTGGCCCCGCTCCGCAAGAGACACAGGATAAGGGCAAGCTCTTCCCGCTGTTGATTCCGCATATCAAGGAAGAGGAAACCATTGGCGCAAGCCAAGTGCAGGGCGTCCGTCAATTCGGATCGTCCAACGTGCTGACGGGCGTCCAAACGGTCATCAGTCAGCAAATGGGCAAGATCGTGTCCAAGATGGACTTGACCTTGGAACATCATCGCTTGGGCGCGCTCAAGGGCGTGATCCGCGATGCCGATGGTTCGGCGCTGATGGACCTGTACGAAAAGTTCGGTGTGGACCGGCCGGCGGATTTCGATTTCAAGCTGACGGACTATTCGTCCGATGCGGCTTTCGAAGACGCGGTTCGCGTTAGTTGCATGAACGTGTCGCGCTATATGAAGCGTAACGCCAAGATGACCATTCCCGCGTCGGCGCGGATTTGGGGTTTCTGCGGCGACAATTTCATGGACAAGCTTATCGAGAATCCGTCCGTGAAAGCGACGGCCAATGGGTGGCAACGCGCCGAACAGTTGCTTGGCGACAACTACGCCAACGGTGTCTTTTACTTCGCCGGCATCTATTTTGAGAACTACGCCGGCACCGACGATATCACTGGCGAAGAGGCGAGCGACGGCGATATGATCGGCAAGGTGGGCATCGCGTCCGACGAATGCCGGTTGTTCCTGACTGGCGTCCCGGGCTTGTATGCCGAATATTTCGCGCCCGGCGATTTCATGGATACGGTCAACACCATCGGCCTGCCGCGTTACGCCCGGCTTGCCGTTGACAACGAATTCAATCGTTGGGTCAAGTTGCATGTCCAGCAGAATCCGCTGCCCTTGTGTCTGCGCCCGCGTACCTTGGTTCGCGCGCTGGCCGGCTAAGGCTCCGGCGAACTCGGGGACTAAATCCGGAAGGCCGCGCAATCGCAATGCGCGGCCTTTCGCATAGGACAGGCAATCATGATTACGACCCTTTCACCACGTCCACTTCCATTGAAAGGCCGTTGGCGGATTGAACCGCTATGGTGTGGTGAAACTGTTTTCATTGTTGCGGGTGGTCCTAGTTTGCGTGGGGTGAATCTCGATTGTCTAAAAGGCCGCAAAGTGATTGCGGTCAATTCCAGTTACGAGAAAGTCCCGTTTGCTGATTTGTTATTTTTCGGCGATGCCCGATGGTGGACGGATCACGCCGACAAACTTAAAAAGTTTTCTGGCCGGATTGTGACTTGTTCGGGTGCGGTTTCGAGCGATAAGCTTTTGAAGCTTCGTCGCGTTGTGCCGGGTAATGGGTCGCCCGGCTTTGCCGAAGATCGCGACGCGACGGCTTCGCAACGAACAAGTTTGCAAGGCGCTATGAATATTGCGTCCCATCTTGGCGCGCGACGGGAAGTCCTACTTGGTGCAGACATGGGTCGGGCGTCCGATGGCGCATCGCATCATCATTCTAAACATCGGTGGCCCGTGCGGCAGGGTAATGTGACATGGAATGAGCAAATGTCGCATTTGAAATTGATTGTTGAACCTTTGGCAAAACGGAAGGTGGAAGTTATCAACACAAGTTTGGTTAGTCGAATTCCATGGTGGCCAAAAATGTCTTTGACTGATTTTCTCGCAAAAGAAAAAATCGAACAAGAGGAGTCATGACCATGGGCGAAACATTCGTTACAGTTGTTTTCAACAATCTTATGGCTTTGATGCCGTTTGTGATCGTGCGTTCGTATCAACGCGGCGTTCGCTGGCGCTTTGGGCGTCATGCAATTTCTTTGGAACCTGGAATCCATTTGAAAATTTGGGTCTATCACCAAATTGAAGTTTCGGACGTGACGGACGAATTCATTGAACTTCCGATTCAATCCGTTGTGACCAAAGACGAAAAACTTGTTTGCTTTTCCGCGAACGTCGGGTATCGAATCGAAGATATCGTGAAGCATTGGGAGAATGTGCAAGACTTTGTGGAATCGACGCACGGGGCGGCCATGACGCATCTTGCGGCAAAAGTTCGGGAGAAGACTCTTTCCGAATTAGTGTCGGATTTGAAGTCATTGGAAAAATCCTTGGAAAACACCCTTACAACCCGATTCAAGGCGTGGGGAACGAAGGTAATCTGCGTTGGCTTTACCAATTTTGCGGAAGTACCGACGCAAATTCGGTTGTTCGTCGGGGAAACAAAGCTGATGCCGCATAGTGCGACGCATTAGAGAGTCTTAATTGCCCGGACCGCAGATCGGTCTAAGATGGGAATAACTGATGGAGTCGGGTCATGGCTAAAGCAAAAGTGCAGGATTTGCAGTGGGAGTTGATGCGCTCAATGGCCCCCGCGACCCGGGTTCGGGCCGTATCCGGCGAGGGTGATATCATCGCCCCGAATGGCGCAACGCTGTACGTCGGAACGAAAGGGAGCGTTGAATTCCGACCTTACAAAGGCTCCGAATTCGTGACCGTTCCGAACTTGGAAGGGTTCGTGCCGATTCGCGCATACGCGGTACGGCTTGGCAGCGATACGTCGGCGACCGATATCTTTTTCGTATGGTGATCTAATGCGAGGGCGCGGACGTTCGCGGCGACGGACCGATTTAGCGGCGATTCGGTTTGCAGCCGAGCCGGCGTCCGACTTCCCGTCGTCCATGCCGTCTTCGGAGCCGGCGTCCGACTTCCCGTCGTCCATGCCGTCTTCGGAGCCGGCGTCCGACTTCCCGTCGTCCATGCCGTCTTCGGAGCCGGCTCCGTTGGTTCCGGCGATCTGGAATTCCGCCGACAAGTCGGCGTCGATTACATTGACCAATGGCGATCTAACGGCGGATTCCGGAGCCTATGGGTTCACCGGAGTCCGGGCGAACCTTAGCAAGACGGCGGGAAAATTCTATTGTGAGTTTTCCGCCAACGCCATGGACGATAATGACTCCGGCATCGGTGTGGTACTGGCGAGCGCGAGCCTAGGCGGACTGCGCAAAGGCGGCGCGGGTCCAATCGTTTATACAACGGTCATCTATAGCAACTTCGGTGGCCCCGGATCGGTGTTGACGAACATCGTGGGCAACACTCTTTGCATGGCCGTGGACTTGGACGCGCGGAAGGCATGGTTCCGCACGAATAACGGAAATTGGAACGGTAGTCCGTCCGACGATCCGGCGACCGGCGCGGGTGGAATCGATTATTCGAGTTACATATCTGCCGGCGCAGCGATGATGCCGGGCATGGCGGCGAGTACCCCGAATATTGGGACAACGGCGAACTTCGGGGCGAGCGCCTACAGCTATACCCCGCCATCCGGATACGGGAATTGGGAAGAGTGACATGGGAATTGATTTTCAATCTCTATTATACGAACCAATTTACACTTTGCAGGGTGTGACCGTATTACTCACACTTGGTAATGGTGCCGAATATGATTCGCTTACGGCGTTGGACAAAACGACTGGAGTCGAAGTTGGCGACCATGCGGAAGTTCCGACCATTCAACCGGCCGCCGCGTTTCGAATCAAAGAGCTAATCGACCGGGGGTTAATCTTGGAAGATTTGCTTGGGGCAACGTTGGAAATGAACGAATGGCTTTGGACGGTTCGGAATTACAAGCTTAAGCCGAGTCCCAATGGCCAGGACGACGGGGAAGTTTTCTTGATCTTGGATGAACGGCGAAAGGTGACGCCATGACTCCCGGTGTTTATGATTTCGATCTTGTTCGCGGAACGACTTCGCCTTTCGTCTTTCAATTGAAGACGACGGATGACGCAGGCGTTGAAACGAACATGCCTTATGAAGATGTTCGGTTGACCCTGTACGCTAACGGGGAATTTTTGTTTCGGAAATCGCTCGCCGACGATACGCTTGAATCTGATTCGGATAACGCCGAAATCATGTGGACGCCGACTGTTGAGGAGTCGCGTTTAATTCCGCAAGGCCGCAATACCCGTTACGAAGTTGAAGTTCGGTATGCCGGCGGGCAAGAGGTTTATCTTGTCGGCGTGATTACCGGACTCGGAGGGCTGAATGATGACTGACGTTGTAGTAAAGGTCATCAAACGAATTGTGAATCCCATTCCGCCAAAACCGACCGGCGTAGTGAAGGTAATTGCACGCGGTCCGCGTGGGCCAAAAGGTGAAGACGGGGCAACGTTAGTCGGCGAGGGCGCGCATATTTACCAAGGGTCCGGCGTGCCCGATTCCGCTCTTGGGGCGGATAATGAATGGTACATTGATAGCGATACCGCTGATATGTATCAAAAACAAGACGGGACATGGGAATATATTTTGACGATCTTAGGCCCGCAAGGTCCAGCGGGTCCGGCAGGCGAAGACGGGCAATTGCTTGTCGGTGAGGGCGCAAATATTCTTACCGGCGATGGGGTGCCAAGTGATTCTATTGGCACGGATGCCGATCTTTATCTTGATAATGTCGGGGATGACATTTACAAAAAAGTTTCGGGCCATTGGGAATTCCAAACGAATATCAGAGGATCGGCAGGCCCCGAAGGAATTCAAGGGCTGCAAGGTAATCCCGGATCGAATGGGACGAATGGATGGACGCCGGTTTTTGCCGTTGTCGTGGACGGCTCGCGTAATGTGTTGCAAGTTGTCGATTGGACAGGCGGCAGCGGTACGAAACCGGCGACCGGAAAATATGTCGGGGCAACAGGTCTTGTTATTCTGATTGCCGATGCGGTCAATATTCGCGGTGCGCAAGGCGCGGCGGGCGCAGCGGGTGCGGACGGCGCGGATGGGGCGGACGGCCCGGCCGGAGCGGACGGGGCCGATGGTGTCGGCAATGCTTGGCGTTCCGGATCGGGAGCGCCTTCGGATTCGCTTGGCATCAATGGCGATCTATATTTGGACACCGTGACGGACGACGTTTATCAGAAAGCCGCCGGCACCTACGGCATCGTTGCGAATATTAAAGGTGCGGCCGGCGCGGATGGTGCGGACGGCGCGGACGGTGCCGATGGCATCGGCAATGCGTGGCGTTCCGGATCGGGAGCGCCTTCGGATTCGCTTGGCATTAACGGCGATCTATATTTGGACACGGCGACGGACGACGTTTATCAGAAAGCCGCCGGCATCTATAGCGTCATTACGAATATTCACGGGACTGCCGGCGCGGATGGTGCGGACGGCGCAGACGGTGCCGATGGCATCGGCAATGCTTGGCGTTCCGGATCGGGAGCGCCTTCGGATTCGGTCGGTATCGACGGCGATCTATATTTGGACACCGTGACGGACGACGTTTATCAGAAAGCCGCCGGCACCTACAGCGTCATTACGAACATCAAAGGCAATACAGGCGCAGACGGTGCAGACGGCGCGGACGGGGCCGATGGCGTCGGCAATGCTTGGCGGTCCGGGTCGGGAGCGCCTTCCGATTCGCTTGGGATCAACGGCGATCTATATTTGGACACCGTGACGGACGACGTTTATCAGAAAGCCGCCGGCACCTACAGCATCGTTGCGAACATCAAAGGTTCGAATGGTGCAGCGGGTGCAGACGGCGCGGACGGCGCGGATGGTGCCCCCGGTTCGGCCGGGACGACTCAAATCGTTGTCGAAATTGATGGGAACGGAAACGTAATCACCACAGGTTTGAAAGGATTTTTGCCTCTTAAGTTTGCGGGTACGATCACATCGGCAACGCTTGTGGCAGATCGCGCGGGGGCCATCGTTGTCGATATATGGAAATGCACTTATGCGCAATTCGACGCGGGCGCGACCCATCCCGTCACGGGTGATAAGATCACGTCCAGCACACCGCCGACAATTACGGCGTCAAATACCAAAGCTCAAGATACAACGCTTGCTAGTTGGACCACGACTTTCGCGGATGGTGATCTGTATGGGTTCAATGTGAATAGCTGTACTACGATTCAAAAGGCGTGGCTTATTCTTGCGATTACCCGGAGTTGATCGGTGGCAGTTGCATTTCAAAATGTGAATGGTACAAATTCGTCGGGCACGACCGGCACGACGGCTATGCCAACGGGCATTACAGCGGGTGATCTTTTGATTTCGGAATTTTTTCTTCCGCTCGATAAAACTCTTTCGATCAGCGGAACCGGATGGGAAATTATAAATCAAATTAATAGTGCCGGCGGGAATTATACGTATGGCATTGCGCGCAAAATTGCGACGGCAAGTAACCCGTCGCCAACGTGGTCTTGGGATGGGACCAATACTCAATTCGCGGCGAATTGCTGGCGCTTCAATGGCGTGTATGGGAATGCGCCGATTGGTGCAGCGCGGATTGCTTTAGATGGGTCCGGATCAAGTACGGCGGCAGGTTGCGCGGCAGTCAAAGCTACATCAGCCGCCGCTTATATGGCTTCCTTTTGTTCCGTGAGTACAAATCAAATAGTGCCGACTCCGACAAACTATACAAGTCGGAATGAATTTCATTCAAGTAATCCGGTTGTGTCATCGCAACGCATGTCGTCCAGGGCACTTACGAATGGGGGCGATGATTCCGGTAGTAGCGTCGTCACAATCACAGCCGCGAAATGGGGTGCAAGCTTAATTGAAATTCGTTCGCAAGCGCCGGATAAATGCCGAATTCGAATGGTGTGGTAGGGGATCATGACCGACAAACGCGACCTTATCTTGGAACGGCTTGCCGCTTTGTTGCAAGAGTGCGTGGACGATTCTAAGAGTTTTTTCAGGAATACGGATACGGTTCCAGAAAAACGTCGCCCGGCGATTTTGATGGTGGATGCGGACGAAGAGCTTGACCCACGATTTGCGAATCCGCCGGGGAACCGGCTGCCGAATGCGGCGCAGATCATGGCGGCGAAACCGCAAACATTCCTATATCTGGACGGAAAACCGGATTTTGTGGATGGCCAATCCACCGACGAAAATGGCGTCGGAAAGAAGCTGAATGCCTTTAGAATCAAGGTACTTCGGAAGGTCTTGAACGATCAAACCTTAATTGATCTATGCGTACCCGGCGGCATAAAATACGATGGATTCATGACGGGTCTAGCGTCGGGTCGTTCACTAGAGGGCGAGGCGCAGTTACATTTGACCTTCGCATACGCGCTCTTCCCGTCGAAACTCTAACCGGAGGCTATCCAAATGCCCACCGCCCCGAACATTGAAAACTATTATATCGGCAAAGGCAAAGTGTCGTTCAAGAAGACGGGCGAGTCCGAATATCGCGACCTTGGCAACGTCACGACTTTCGAGCTTACGCCGAATCTGACGACGCTCCCACATTTTTCGTCACGCGAAGGCGTTAAGACGAAAGACCGAACCGTTGTGACGGAAAAATCGTTGACCGTCCGGCTTGTCACCGATGAATGGGACGTGGAAAATCTGCGGCTCGCGCTCTTGGGCGGCGAAACGGAAGTGGATTCCAACGGCCGCACCACGTTTGAAATTTTCAAATCCAACGCGGTGTCCGGTGCGCTTCGCTTCGAAGGTACGAACGAAGTGGGTCCGCGTTACCAATACGATCTGAATAAAGTGGACTTCGTTCCGCAAAATGCGGTCAATCCACTGTCCGAAGAGTGGGGCACTTTGGAATTGCAGGGCGAGGCGGCGAAAGACGCCGGATCGTTCGGCACCGTTACGCTCTTGGGCGAGGAAGCTTCGTCCACGTAACCGCTTCGCTGCAACACCATATGACAGGAAGGTACAAGATGGTTGCTTTGACAGATATCGCCCCGTCCACGCGGACAGTTCCCGTGGACGGGAAAGACGTTTCGGTGTTCGGTGTATCGGCGCAGGGCATCGCGTCTCTTCTAGGTGAATTCCCGCAACTCCAAAAAATATTCGTCGGCGAGCAAGCGCAGCTAACGCCGATGGGACTTGTGCAGGCGGTGCCGGAGGCGGTGGCTTCCATTATCGCGGCGGGATGCGGACAACCCGGTGATAAAGAGGCGATCAAGGTTGCGGCACGGCTTGCGCTGCAAGCGCAGCTTGATTTGCTGAATGTCATTATTGATCTGACGATGCCGGCGGGTATCGGCCCTTTCGTGGACGCTCTAAACGCGGTGTTCGTCAAACTCGGGCTAGGCGACCTTACCAAGGTGCCGGGTACGAAATCGGCGTAGCCATTGAAGCCTTGATTGCCGAAGGGCATCGGCCGTCAGACGTTTGGAGCTACACACCGCGCCAGATCAAGGCGTTCCAATTCCTTGCCGTCCTTCGGCAGCGGAAGCGGGACGCCAAACAATTGACTCTTCAAACGCTCGCCGCGCGTGGCAATATGCGGGAGTTGGATAAAGAGTTTAAGAGGTTGACGCGGGAATGAGCAAAACCCTAACCATCATCCTGGACGATATTTCCGTCTATATGGAACGGGCGATCAATGACATGATCGATCCGGTGGCGAAGGCCGCGACGAAAGCCGTCTATACGGCGGGGCGGAATACCCAAGCGCGCGGACGACATGCCATTGGAGCGTCCGGGCTTACAACGAAATGGGAAAATGCGTTGCGATTGCGGGTCTATCCGGTCGGAAAGGACTCGGTGAATCCGGCGGCGTTCATTTATCATAAAATCCCTTTTGCGGGTGTTTTTGAAACCGGCGCGACGATCCACGGGAATCCGCTTTTGTGGCTGCCTTTGGCCACGACGCCGAAGACTGGAATCGGAAAAGGCCATACAACTCCAAAACTTTTGCAATCAAAAGGCATTCACCTTTTCACCATCAATCGGTCGGGGAAGCCGCCGTTGCTTGCTGCCGATATTCCGGCTTTCAATCCGCACGCTCGCCGCAAAGAGCGTATGTCTTTGTATAAGGTTCGGGCTGCCTTACTTGGCAAGAAGTCCGCTCAAGGGAAGGCCGTTCGCGCGGTGCCCCTTTTCATTGGCAAGCCTAGTATCACGATTCCAAAGAAGTTTGATATTGCGGCCATTACTGCGTCGGAGCGCGACCGGCTTGGGCAATATTACGTTGTGAACTTGAATGCGTTAGGATAGCGCCATGGCCAGCAACAAAACCATAACGCAACGTATTGCCTTCGAAGGCGGCGCGGAAATGAAAGTGCAGCTTTCCAATATTGGGGAAGCTGGCGCAGTTGCATTCAAAAGGTTGAAAGATGCGGGCGACGCGGCGTCGGGTTTTGGCGCGCGGCTTATTCCTGTTTTGGATTCTATCAAACAAAAATTGAAAGACGTTGGCGACGCCGCCGGTCATGCGAAGGAAAAAATTTCTAATATGGCGGAATCGGTTCGGAACGTAGCGAATCGAATTGCTCTTATCGCGACGGCCGCGATTGCCGGGGCAACAGGGTTTGCAATGCTGGTATTAGGTGCCGGTAATGCCGCCGACGAAGTTGGCAAGGCAGCCGATGCGGCCGGCATGGGCACAACCAAATTTCAAAATTTGCGCGATGCTCTATCGATTCTTGGGGCTGAAAGCGGCGGGGTGGGACGGCTTATTGACAAAATGAACCGGACCCTTGGCGAGTCTCAAAAACAAGCTTTGGAGACGGCTAACAAGCAAAGGAATTTGACCGAACAATTCAATCAAGGGAAGATGACCGGCGAAGAGTATCTAAAAAAGCAGCAAGAGATTAACCGGGAAGCGCGCGAGCAAGTGAACGTTTTCAACCGCCTTGGCGTATCTGCCGCCACGGCGATGGACGATCCGCACGAAGCTCTTTTGCAATTTGCCGATGCGTTGAAAGTTTTGCCGGAAGGGATTGAAAAATCTTCCTTGCGTGCGGAGATTTTTGGAAAAACGAATAGGCAATTGGCCCAAGCGTTGAACGAAGGTCGCGATGGGTTGCTTAAATACGAAGCGGAAATGCAACGGATTGCGCCGGCCTTTACAACGCTGGAAATTGCCGTTGGGCAAAAACTGCACGACGCCTTTGAAAAGCTTACGTTGGCGGCGACTCGTGCCAAGGATCATTTCTTACTTCTATTCGGGCCGGGTCTGACTCAGATCATTGATGCGTTCACGGAAATGATTGTTGATAATCGGGACAAGCTGATGGCGTTCGGGCAAGAAATGCTCAACACCATGCAGCCGATTCTAAAAGATTTTGTGGCGTTGCTGCAAAATAAAGAAATTGATCCGGCGGGTTTTATTGCGAAGATTCGGGACGCCGTGGTTAAACTCGGCACCGATGTTAAAGCAGCTTTGGGCATCGTGGTTGCCGCGTGGAACGGCTTCGTTGCTATTCTGGATACGGTAGCGCGCGGCATCAATGCAATCTTTGGTACGAATATTTCCGGGCAAGCTCTTGCGATTGTCGCGGTGATCGGTGTCTTAAGTGGCGCATTCGCGGCCGTGGCCGCGACGATTTCGGCGGTGATTGCAATCGTCGGTGTCTTGGACGCGGTTTTGGTGGCTGCGTTTGGGACCGGCGGCGCGCTGATGATCGGCTTGGCGGCGCTTGGGTTCGCCATTGGGTTTATCTTAGGCCAAGTCTTGCCGGAGGCGGCGCAGAAAGCCGTCGCCGTAATGTCGGAAGCTATTTCCGGCACCGTCCAGAATTTTCAGGAAGTCTTCGCGTTCCTTGGCCGGGCGGCGCAAGCGGCATGGGACGGCATTGTTTTGGCGGCCGAAACCGCGTGGAACGCAATCACTGAGTCGGTTACTAGCTTGGCCGGCGGACTAGCGGCAATTTTCGGTGCAGTTTGGGGCGCGATTACGGAAGGTTTCCGATCCGCCGTGGATGCGGTCAAAGGATTTTTCGAAGACCTTGGCAACACGGCACGCGGAATTTTTGAGGGAATTAGCGGGTTTATCCAATCGATTATTTCCG